GAGTCACCATCTCAGGATCAACGATGTTTATCTCCATCTCGGAGCTTTCTTCAACCTCCATGCCTTCTGGGGTTGTGTATAAACTTTTCTCAACAGCCATTAGTAGTACCCGCCTCTACGTTGTTTGAAGTATTGCACCTCGTCCTGCTCATCTGTGGGGAGAGTGATAAACCCACCCTGCCTGAACCGCATAAGTGCCATCACGGTAGAGTCCACCAAGTCATCATGTGACATAAAAGGAAACCCAGCGATCTCCTCTACAACTTCTTCTGCCCAACGTGTTTGTGGAACCCAACAAAGCCCAGACCGTACTATATCAGCTACAGAATTTAAACGCGCTATCTTGTCGCCCGTACCACGGTGCGGTGTGAACTCCTGCACCACCAGACCCATCCGGCGCATTTCCTGATACAGTGGGGTACCGCTACTCTTTTTCTCCACGATGAACGCGTCAGGCTCCCACTCAAGGTATTCTTCGTAAGCTAGCTTTTTAAGCTCGGGGAACTCCAAGCGTTCTTTTATGGAGTTGAGCAGGATTATCTCGTATCGGTTCTCTTCCTCGTTATAAAACACGCCCCATGTAGTGAGTGCTGTGAAGTCAGCGCGATTGTTCTTCTCGGCTGCGGCGTCCAAGGTCATTATCATGTATTCACAGGGCGGAGGGTTTTCTTCGACCCACTCGTTCCACCACTCACGCTTCACAATAGCCGCCTCTTCCGCAGTGGGTTTCTGCTGATACTGAGCATTCCACTGGAAAAGCGGCATCGAAGCCTTGGTTTGGTGCAGGGCACGGAGGTTAAAAAACTCCGGCCAGAGAGGTTTTTCGACGAGTTTGGAGATAGTTTTATCAGTTTCTGGGTCTTCTACTTCCTGTTCTATCTCTAAAATAGCCGGAAATTCCACTATCTCGTACTTATCTGCTTGGTCGTTATGTGCCATATCGCGCACTACCCGACCCGTCAAATCGTCCAGATGCCACCTTGTTTGTATGATAGCTACCCGTCCACCGGGCATCAGACGTGTACGTGCACCGTAGGTGAACCACTCGTAGGCTTTATCAAAAACCTCAAAGTTCCCGTTCAATACATCTTGTTCTGAGTGGGGGTCATCAACTAACAATAAGTGGGCACCACGACCCGCTATCGAACTGCCTATACCACAGGCGTAATACTCACCGCCCATATTGGTATTCCAACGCCCTGCCGACTTACTGTCTATAGCTAGGGACACGTTAGGAAAAACTTGTTTATATTCGTCGGTGCCAATGAGATTCCGCACCTTACGACCAAAATCCACAGCGAGGTCGGTAGTGTGGGACACCATCATGACCTTCTTATCCGGATTGCGCCCCAAAAACCACGCTGGGAAATAGATGGAGACTAACTGGGACTTGCCGTGGCGTGGAGGTATATTGACGCAAATCCTGTCTTTCCCTGTCTCCGGTAGCTCGTTTCCTTCGTTGTCGTACTCTTTACCTTGCTCGATCTCCATCAATAGATCGGCCAACATTCGGTGATGTTTACCCACTTTGTAGTCTGGCTGCATGAGTTTGCAGAACTCAATCAGGTCTTTATAGCAGGCTTCAGCCCTTTTCCGGGCCTCTAGCTCCTCGACTATCTTGTATATCTCCGCCTGTTCTTCGGCGGTGTAGGTATCTATGTTCTGTAGGAGGAGATCAAGCTCTTCCGCAGTAAAATCGGGTGGTGGGGGTGCAGGATTCAGGTCTGTTAGTACGGCAGAGTTCATTTTTCGTCTGTTTCTACCGCTTCATACACTCCATCCGCGTTTTTCTTCAGGACTTCCAGCTTTTCCCGCAGTTTTTCACGCAATTCGTCCGCATTCTGGTGTGTAACCGTGATTTCTTTGCGTTCTGTGAACAACCCTACGTCTGTCATCTTGCCCAACAGCTCCAAAGCACGTATTCGGATGCGCCCGTCGGGGTTTTCTGTCTCCAAAATGAGTTTATTTACTACCGTATTACGCACTTCGGCGGCGTGAGTAGCTATGAGTTGCCCAAACTCCTTCAATATAGCGTTGGTTTGGACTAGAGAGGCCGGTGTCATCTCGGATGCGCGGCTATTGGTAACGGTTTTGGAGGTTTTCTCCATGTCTTCAGCGTAGGAAGTCAGGAGTGTGGCGGCTATATCGTTGTCTTCTTCGGTAGGATTGATCTCCAAGCCGTGTGCTTCAAGCTCTTTTATTGTCTCGCACGCCGCTTCAGCACGGGCACGCAAGTCCATGTAGCTCAAATGCTCTGGAATCTCTATCCCAAATTCGGGGACTATGGCTAGCGCCATTATGTAAACACCTTTCGCAGACTGCTAAGTCGGATTCGGCAAGTATAGGATAAAAAAGAGAAAAGTAAAGCTGGTTCCATAACGGGGGGTGTTTCCTATATGGAGGGGGTGGGGTCGAATCTGGAGCGGTTATAAAAAGAAGGGGGGTGGGGGTAACAAGTTTAGCTAGCTTTAAATGGTTTCAATCCTTAATAAGTTTGGTAAATAGGGGGTAATTTGCGCAACTGCGCAAAAACAAGTTTAGGTAAGTGTTTTTATGTTATGTATAACCGTCATAACCGTAATAACTGGATAACTGTAATAACTGGATAACTGTAATAACTGTAATAACTGTAATAACTGTAATAACTGTAATAACTGTAATAACTGTACGGACATATAAAAAACAAGTTTGGATAAATGTTAGCTTTGCACTACCTGCACGACTTGCCCTTCCTGCACATCCCGCGTATTTACTGAGAATTGTGATTTGTTGGTGCATATTATTATGTATGTATGGCACATGGTACCAAAGTGCGCGCGAGGGGGGTGCCTAGGGGGTACCCCTAAGCCTAGCCAGATTCTGCATTTTTCTGCATTCGGCGCGCCGGCGAATGGTAGAAAGTACCCAAAGCCGGACGAAATCGGCATCGATAAGTGATTGTTCTATAAAGAGTTTTTCAGGGGTTTGACATACACAAACAAGTTTTGCTACTTTGAATTTGTCGCTGGGGACAGCGGCATTTCTTTTAACTTTGTTCAGGAGAACAACTATGAAAACTATCTATTCCACTATGCACGTTAAGGTTGACGGTAAAGAGCAGACTCTCTCGGCTATCATGGCCGTGGGCTTTGAGACACAGGAAAAGCTTACTTCGATTCACCAGTCAATCGCCGAGGGCTTGCACGGGCACGGAGTGAATCCGGCGCTGCTGACTATGAAGGGAGTGCGCGACACCGAGCGCGAGGATGGCTCAAAGGATGACGAGTTTTATAAGGGCATCACCGACGAGTGCCTGACACGGTACGCTGAGAAGCATCCCGAATCTAATGCTCACGCGATCATCAACATGAACCCCGCGAATCGGAACGCTGAGCAAGCGGCAACCGCTAAGCATATTCAGGATGCCGCGAGCAAGATGCGCAATGGAGTGCGCGAGGCGCTGATCGCTCTGATCGAGGGCAAGAAAAAGCGCAAGACGCGCACCGCGCGGATCGACGAGCATGTGATCGCTGATCGGATTCAGAAGGAGATCACCAAGCTTCAAGACCTGCAAGGTAAGAAGCGCCGAGTGACCTGCGGACACACCGCAGCGATCAAGTCGCTGACCGACGCCTACCGAACTCTGAGCGCAGCGAAAGTTCAGAAGTAACCGAGGAGGGGGGCGAAAGCCCCCCTTTTTTTGTGCCCATTGAAACCAGTTCCTTATTCGCGTGCCGCCTCTGGCCGCTGCTCAACGGCGTGCCGCCTCATCTGATTAGCCAAACAAGATTCACAATGTACCATTCGGCGCGTCGGCGAATGGTACAAACACCCCACCCGACACCAGTTCCCCATCTGCGTACCGCCTAGCGTGCCGCATACAAAAAGTAGAAAGACCCTTTCGGCGAGACGGCGAATGGTACAAACACGTTTGGCTAGCTGACCATCTGTAACCTTCGTGACTTTTTGATTTTTGGTAAAAAGGTAACAATGCGTTTTGGTGGGTTTCCGTAAGTTGTTGATAGATATATATATATTTATTTTTATTTTTTTATTTTTTGTTTTGTAACCTTTGTAACCTTTGTAACCACCGATTTATTACTTCTGAAAAAAGTAAGAGGATTTAGGAATTCTCTGTTTCTCTAACCGTCTGACCCCCCTTTTTGCGGAAAAAATCGGCGGAG